AATACTATTATCCCACGTGGAATGAGGGAGTAACAGTAAATGCTGTCATTGCACCACGGCTCTGACAACTACAATATACAAGGAGGTGATTTCATGGCAAGATCAAGTTTCAAAATGCCAGAGGATTTCTTGCTAAAGGTATCAACCTTGGCAGAGAAAACCGATGAAATCATCCCGAAGGTCCTGGAAGCTGGTGGCGAAGTGGTGAAAGCCAAAGTGAAAGCCAATCTACAGGCCACCGTTGGAAGCGACACAAAACTTCCATCAAGGTCCACTGGAGAACTTATTGATGCTCTCGATGTAACCCCTGCTGGTGTGGATCGAGATGGGAATTATAACGTAAAGGTGGGCTTTGATGAACCGAGAAAAGAAGGAGAGTCAAATGCAAAACTAGCCAATATCTTAGAGTATGGAAAGTCTGGGCAACCGGCTAAGCCATTCCTAAAGCCGGCGAAAACAGCTAGTCGAAACGCCTGCATTGAAGCAATGAAAAGAAAGCTGGATGAAGAGATTAGCAAAATTTAAAAGAAGGGAGGGCGAAGGTCGTGTATAACAGTATTTTGAAAGATATAGGCGAGGTCCTTGAACCTTTGGGGATTCCCATTGAAACGGGTGTGTTTAGTAAAAAGGCTCCGGATGAATATCTGGTCCTTACCCCTATGAGTGATATCTTCGATCATTATGCTGATGATCTGCCAGTAGCAGAACTACAGGAAGTTCGCCTCTCCTTATTTTCTAAGGGCAACTACCAGGCAAGAAAGAATGAAGTGGTAATAGCACTACTAGGAGCAGGCTTTATCATAACGGACAGAAGGTATCTGGGATACGAAGAAGATACCGGTTTTCACCACTTCGCCATTGATGTGGCAAAAGAATACGAATTGAATTTTTAGCTGAAACAAATTCAGCTATTTTGAAGGAGGAATAGGACATGGCAACAATTGGATTGGATAGTCTATACTACGCCAAAATCACAGAAGACGAAAATGGCATCGAAACATATGGTATACCCAAAGTCTTGGCAAAAGCCATGACGGCAGAACTGAGTGTGGAGCTGATTGAAGCAATTCTCTATGCAGATGACGGTGCTTCTGAAGTGGTCAAGGAATTCAAAAGTGGCGCACTGACTCTTGGGATTGACGATATTGGCTCGGTGGTAGCTCAGGATTTAACAGGATGTAAAATCGACAGTAACAATGTCGTTGTTTCAAGAAGTGAAGATGGAGAAAGTCCTGTGGCTATCGGTTTTCGTGCAAAGAAGGCCAATGGACGCTATAGATACTTTTGGCTTTACAGAGTTATCTTTAGTGTTCCTGCCACCAGCCTTGCGACCAAAGGTGATTCCATTACATTTAGTAGTCCCACCATAGAGGGAACGGTCTTCAGACGAAACAAACTGGATGAGGAGAACAAGCATCCTTGGAAAGCCGAAGTCACTGAAGGAGATAGCGGTGTTGCACCATCTACTATTTCCGGCTGGTTTACCTCTGTGTATGAACCGGACTTTACTCCGGTAACACCGGCGATTACCATCACGACTCAGCCTGCAGCTCTCACCGAAGTGACAGTCGGTAGCATTACGGGAAGTCTTTCTGTGGTGGCAAGCTCCAATACATCCAATCCTGTAACGTATCAGTGGTATGAAAACACCATCGACAGTTCCACAGGAGGTACACCGATTAATGGAGAGACTTCTGCCAGCTTTGATATCCCAACGGATCTTCTGGCGGATACCTATTACTATTACTGTGTGCTGAACTTAAGTGGAGCAGATCCTGTTACCACTGAAGTAGCAACAGTAATCGTATCTTAATGGAGGGAAGATAGATGGCAGATGAAAATGTAAAACTCACAGAAGCAGCTGAAGATAGAAGCGCCACCATTGAAATCGGTGGCACAGAATTTAAATTGGTACTCACCACGAAGGCAACAAAAGAAATCGCGGGGCGTTATGGCGGTCTTGAAAACTTGGGCGAGAAGCTCATGAAAACTGAGAACTTTGAAATGGCACTTGATGAGATTGTGTGGCTGATTACACTTCTGGCCAATCAGTCCATCTTGATTCATAACATCAGGAATAAGGATCAGAAGAAAGAGCTNCTCACCGAAGAAGAAGTGGAGCTTCTCACCACACCTTTTGATCTAGCGACCTACAAGAACGCCATCATGGCCAGTATGATGAAGGGGACCAAGAGAAATGTGGAGAGTGAACCCTCAAAAAACGAGGTAGTCGGGTAAGTGATGAGGAGTTAGTGCGCCCAGATAGGGCGTAGTGTGAAGTAGAAATATGGTGCTACCCCGCAAGATAACGCGGGAAACAACCTGCCTAACCGAAAGGCGAAAGTTGATACGGGAACAGAGCACGGCAGGAAAACAGTAAGTCACCTAAAGGCAATTTGGTGCGACTGAACTGTAATGTTAAGTGGATACGAGGATAAAGCTATATTTGCTGAATGTGAGTTTTGAGTTTTCTTTTCGTCAGAACAAGGGAAAGTGCCTGCTACCCTTGGTGTACAGATGATTGTATAAATAGTTCGTACAATCAGTTATCAAACGCTGTATGCAACATGCTGGAGAACCAGTAATAAAGAAACGAAAGCATATCCGACAATCCACATACCAACTCACTATGCTAACTGGGGATACCCTAAAGGTCAATGCCATAGAAATTGCTTCAACGGCTATAGTTATTGGACTTGAATATGACCCAGGGGTACGGAGCGTTCGTAGTAGTCCGAGGGCGGTAACACCGTCCACATGGCGAAGGGGCGCAGTTATTGTGTACCAAAATAGATGAAAGTTAGGGAGGAAAACCTCTTATGGCAGAGATGCAACCAACAACAGAAATTTTGGAGAGAATCAAGCAAAACTCAAACAAAAACAAGGAAGAAGTGTTTACACGGTTATACCGATACTTGCTTCGTCCAGACCTATACTATGTAGCCTACAAAAATCTATACGCAAATAATGGAGCGTCTACCGAGGGTATAAATGATGATACAGCGGACGGTTTCAGCGAGGAAAAGATAACAAGAATCATCAAATCTCTTGCAGATGAAACCTATAAGCCAAATCCTGCCAGAAGGACATATATTGAAAAGTCCAATGGCAAAATGCGCCCTTTAGGTATTCCAACCTTTACGGACAAACTTGTTCAGGAAGTGTTGAGAATGGTATTAGAAGCGGTATATGAGCCTATCTTTTTAGATTGTTCTCATGGATTCAGACCAAATAGAAGCTGCCATACTGCGCTAACTTCTATCAAGAGACATTTTCCTGGAACTCGTTGGTTCGTGGAGGGTGACATCAAGGGTTGTTTTGACAACATCGACCATCAAGTTTTGGTAAGTGTTGTTAATTCCAAAATCAAGGATGCGCGAATTATCAAGCTAATATGGAAACTCATAAAGGCGGGTTACGTTGAGAATTGGCAATATCATGCCTCTTACAGTGGTACGCCGCAGGGTGGTATTGTGTCACCAATTTTCGCCAATATCTACCTACATGAGTTGGATAAGTTTGTAATAAAGTTGGCTGAAGAATTTGAAAAGCCACAAACCCAAAAGTACACCGATGAATATTATCGACTCTCTAATCAACTTAGTGTTCTTGCAAGGAAGATTAAGAGAGCAGATGGTGTTAAAAGAGAAGAATTACTAAAGGAGCGTAAATTGCTTAGAGCAAAACTTCTCAAAACACCGTGTAAGTCTCAAACAGACAAGAAAATCAAGTATGTTCGTTATGCGGATGATTTCCTTATCGGTGTAAACGGGAATAAAGAGGATTGCCACAACATCAAACGGCAACTATCGGATTTTATTGCAAATACCTTGAATATGGAACTCAGCGAGGAAAAGACGCTTATAACCCATAGCAATACCCCTGCAAGATTCTTAGGCTATGACGTAAGGATAAGGCGTGACGGAAAAATCAAACGCGGAAGCACAACCAATTGCACCAAACGGACACTTAATAATACAGTGGAACTTAATATCCCACTGAACGACAAAATTATGAGATTCCTGTTTGATAAGAAAGTCATAGAACAAGTTAATGGTGAAATACGGTGGACGCACAGAACATCCTTATTGAGGTGCACTGAATTGGAGATTATATCAACCTATAATGCAGAGCTTAGGGGAATATGCAATTATTATTCTATGGCAAGTAACTTCTGTAAACTGGGGTACTTTGCCTATCTTATGAAATACAGTTGCTTAAAAACCTTGGCGAATAAGCATAAAAGTAGCACCTCAAAAATCCTAACAAAATATAAAGACGGCAATGGAAAATGGGGCATTCCATATGAAACAAAAACAGGCACAAAACGTATGTATTTTGCTGAGTATTCAGATTGCAAAACAACAGCCAACTTTGATGATAAAATATGCAATTTTGCGTACGTTGCCCAATCTAGAATGACCACATTTGAGAGCCGTCTAGCAGCTAAAACCTGTGAATTATGTGGAACAAGCGAATCTAAACACTATGAAATTCATCATGTGCACAAGGTGAAAGACCTCAAGGGAAAAGAACCTTGGGAACGGGTGATGATAGCAAAAAGACGAAAAACCATGGTATTATGTAAAACTTGTCACTATAAGATTCACGGAAGAGTTTTGCAAGATTGAACAATAATGGAGAGCCGTGTACATTGAGAGGTGTAAGCACGGTTCGGGGAGGGGTCTGCACAAACCTGCCGCAGAAATGCGATAAGGCGGTGCTTTCCTACTCTACTTTACCCGACTGATCTA